TTATTAATTTATTTAGATTGTAAAAAAAGATTTACACGAAAAGATTTTATGGATGGAGTTTATACTTATTCATGGGATAAAAACAGATGGGAGAGGTTAAGAAGAGATGGTTGGATAGAAACTTGGAGACATAGGAATCGTACGACAATAATGTACTCTGTATTTAAAACCTCTTTTAAATGCTCTCAAATGATAAGTAGGATATATAGAATACTTTTAGGTGAAGAAGATCTTCCTACGTCAGAAAGAAGTATATTTTTTAATAATCAATCATATACAGATAAAGTTTATAATAAAGCTATAGATGATATGATTAAAGATAAAGATAGATAATATGCCAAAAAAAATGAAAAAAGGTAAAGTTAAGAAAAAACCTTATAAAAAAATAGCAAAGAAAAAAAGATATTAATGAATATCTTTAAAGACAATAATGATTGGAATGAAAAAACTATAATTGGCGCATTAGCATTTTTTGTTATGTGTGTTGTTATGGCTTTAGATCTTTCAACTGGATACTGGGGATTAGAATTAACAATCAATGAATTTGTATATGATTCCTTTGTATATGTTACACTGGGTTGTTTTGGAATAGCTGGTATAGAAAAATTTGCAAAAAAATAAAATTAAATTATGTTAGGAGGATTGTTTTCTGGAGGAGCTGCAGATCTTGTAAAAGGTGTAGGTGGAGTTATAGATAACTTACACACGTCTAAAGAAGAAAAGCTCGAAGCAGAAAGAAAAATAAAAGAAATTATAGCTAACTACGAGGTTGAGATGGAAAAGAATATCACATCCCGTTGGGAAGCAGATTTAAAATCAGATTCTTGGTTAAGTAAAAATGTTAGACCATTAACCTTGATATTTTTAATAGTATGCACCATGCTATTAATATTTATAGATGCAGGTGCATTAGAGTTTGAAGTAAAATCATCTTGGGTGGATTTACTTCAATTGGTATTAATAACTGTGATCGGCGCTTATTTTGGCGGTAGATCACTAGAAAAAGTAAAAAAATAAGATATGGCAATAAACTCAACAGAAGTCTCTTATGGCTTTGGACAAATGGGGAGTGCAATTATGGACTTGGATAAACCAGTTTACCCACCAAAAGGCAAAGTTATAATAGCAATAACAATGTTAACAGATGACGTTGTATTTGATACATTAACACCTGAAGAAGGTAGAGGAGAAAGTTTTTTAAGCACCTCTACTAGCGAGAATGACAACAATTACCATGGTATTCATGAAAGCTCAGCGATTGCTGCTGCTACTTATGCTCCTGGATCTAATATAACTATTACCGCAAGTACCTTAGTAAAACCAGGTCAATATGTATTATTGGTTAACGCTGGTGATTCGCTTAACGCTGGTATAACTGTAGACGCTGAAACACCAACACCAATATATAATGGAGTAGGTAGACAAGGGTGTTTTGTTGACACCGTGAATGCTGCTGGTACGATAATAACGCTAGGTTCAGCTAATACAACGGCCGCAAACTGTCAAATAACTCCAAGTGGAACTCAAAACTTAATATTTTTAGATGAGTCAGCTGGAGCTGGTGGTACAAATGTAGCTAGTATAAAGTTTCCAAAAGGATTAACTATAGCTGGTAGATGGACAAAAGTAGTACCTAGCTCTAGTACTATAGTCTGTTATTTCGGAGAATAATGATAGGAATAGGAATAGGTTTAAGTACGCGTTTTATAAATACTGAAGCTGCCGCTGCAATAGAAGATTTCTTCTTTGAGTTAAGTAGTGGAGACTTACAACCACTTGATAGTATTACTGATTATAATAGTATATGGGAATTAGATAGTAATGGCGATATAATGCCAGAAGATGCTCCTGCAGACGAAGGTTATTTTCAACTAGATAGTAATGGTGATATAGAGCCAATTTCATAACAATATAAAAACATAAAACATGGCAACAAAAAGTATAGTACCTAGAGCTGATGGCGAGGGTAAAATAGGAACAACAGATAAACGATGGGGTGAAGGTCATTACGATGTACTTAAGGTTTTAACAGCTAAAGTTACAGGTATTGAGCATTTTACAATAGCTTGTTCTGACGATACAACATTATTAACTACAGGTACAGCTAAAGCGACATTTAGAATGCCTTACGCATTTACGTTAACAGCTGTTAGAGCTAGTGTTAACACAGCACCAACAGGTTCTGTACTCACAGTAGATATAAACGAAGGTGGTTCAACAATATTATCAACTAAATTAACTATTGATGCTAGTGAAAAAACATCAACCTCAGCGGCTGCTGCAGCTGTTATTAGTGACGCTAGTTTAGCTGACGATGCTGAAATTACTGTTGATATAGATGGTGTTGGTAGTACTGTGGCTGGTAAAGGTTTAAAAGTTACATTAATAGGATATCAAGCATAATATGAGTATAATAATCAATGCGGCATCAAATGTTCAATTTCATAATAATAATTCCCTTCTTTTAGATGGGACTAATGATCATATGCAAATTGATGGTCTTGCTAATGATATAAGTACGACGGTAGGAACAGTATCAGCATGGGTAAAACTTGATTCCACTAGTGCTAATGGAGTTGTTTTTAAAGCTAGCGTAGATACTAACAACCAGATAGGTATGATATATCTAAATAGCGGTGAAGATATGCGATTTCAATATAAAGCAGGTGGTACTTCTAAACTTATTGATCAAGCTTTTGCATATGAAGGTAATGATACTTGGTATCACATTATGATAACTTGGGATACAGATGCGGACGAAATGAAAGCTTACGTTAACGGTTCCGCCGTGGGTAGCACGCAAGAAAGCTTGGGTACTTGGTCTGGATCAATAGATGCTGTTGATGTAGGTAAAAACAGTCTTGCTGACAATAGTTATTTTACAGGTCACATTGATCAAGTATCAGTATTTGCTAGTGTGGTATCAGCAACTACATTATACAACGGTGGTACACCTGGTAATTTAACGGGTATGGCAAATCTAAAAGCTTGGTATCAGTTTAACGAAGGTAGTGGTACTAGTATAGCTGATTCATCAGGTACAGGAAACACAGGAACTTTAGTAAACGGAGCAGCATTTAACACAGATACACCTTAATATGGCTAGAAAATATATAATAGTAAATACAAGCGAATTAGGTAGTTTAGATTACAACGAGTTAATAACTACCTCATCGTCTACAGCTAGACAAAATTTAGCTGGAGATAAAGCTGTAGTTTCTTATGATGGAACTACACCAAGTGCGTTAGCTGGTAAAACAGAATATACAAATGCACAGATACAAGCTATTGTTAATGATATTAACAATGGTTGGTATGAAGAAGAAGAATAAAATAAATAATAATTAAATTAAATAAAATGTCAACAAAATTAAAAAAGAAAAATAGTACTAGTAAAGTAATTAATAAATTAAAAGGTGTTAAACCTGAAAAAATTACTAACGAACAATTAGAAAGGGTTCAAAATACAGTAAACGAAATAAATAGATCACAGCTTGAAATAGGTTCTATGGAAGTTAAAAAACACGAACTAATGCACCAAATATCTGGTCTTAGACAAAATTTAACAACATTACAAGATGAGTTTCAAAAAGAATATGGAACTTTTGATATTAACATTCAAGATGGTACTATAAATTATCCTAAAGAAAATGGCGAAGCTGATAAGAAAGATTAGTGTAGGTAAAGATTATAAAAACGACGCTATGCACTATTCTGTTGGTCAAGAAGTTTATGGAGGTCATACTATTTGTGATATAATAGAAAAAGATGAAAAATTTTCTGTTTATATTAAAAAAAATAAAGATGTATTACCTTGGAAAGACTTTAACAAAAATATGGCTGTATCTATAGAATATAATCTCGAATACTAATGAAAAGTGTTTACAACTTTGTTGTAACACCAAAAGGAGAAAGATATAACAATAAGAAAAAAATTGGTGATTCAGAACTAATTGTCAATACCGAAATATACAATCATCAATATATAAATAGGGAAGCTATTGTTAAATCTGTACCTATAGTTGGTGATACAGCTGGAATAAAAGTTGGTGATACAGTAATAGTACACCACAATGTTTTTCGGAGATGGCATAATATACGCGGTGAAGAAAAAAATAGTAGAAGTTACTTTGATGAATCTACTTATTTAATATCTCTAGATCAAATATTTTTATATAAAAGCTCTTTAAATTGGATAACACCAAAAGGTTATTGTTTTTTAAAACCATTAAAAGCTATTGATAATTTTAATATAGAACACGAAAGGCCTTTGATGGGTATTGTTAAATATTCAGACGGTGTTTTTAATGTTGGAGATTTAGTTGGGTTTGAAACTTTTGGGCATTATGAGTTTATTATAGATAAAGAAAGATTATATAGAGTTATGACTAAATTTATTACAATTAAATATGAATATCAAGGAGACGAAAAAGAATATAATCCAAGCTGGGCAGAAAGC